ATTGCATCGACGCGATCCACCAGCTTACATCGGTGTTCGCGAAGATCGAGCGGCCCTGCTCTAATAAGAGGGTCTCTCGCGCTATGCGGCAGTTCGTCGAGACTGAGGTTGAGATTGGTAGTGTGGATCCAGAAGCTTACGCGAGGTATCTTCCCCACTTTGCAAAGGCTTCCACACTACTTTGGGCTGATGTGTTCTCGTTCGTTGAGTCTTCACTCACCGATACACATCGGAGTCTGCGCAACTGGGTTGGGCATGATCCGACAGCTGCAAGGGTAACCCCTTTGCCTGATCGGTCTGTTCCTCCTTCTTTGATCACAGATGTTGTGGTTGAAGCTGCTGCAGAAGCAGGGATCCTTGGGTACAAGGGCAGGTATCGTCAGGTCGACGACTTACTCTCCAAGGTTATTGAGAACCCGGCGCTGCCGGGCAGTCAGTTCTCGATCCGCAGCGGCATCAATGCTGCCTTCGAGACCCTTGTCCCGAAGCATGGTCCTGGGGCTACCGCTGACAGGCTTCGCGGGAACGCGAAGTTTAACGTCACGGAGTGGTCCCAGAGGTTGGAAGGGGTGTTTCCTTACGGAGATTACTCCCTCCCCCAGCTTGCTACTGAAGCAAAGCTGGACTGTGTCCAATTTCACGAGCCTGGGGCGGAGAGACCTGTAAAGGTCATCGCCGTCCCTAAGACGCTCAAGACACCAAGAATCATCGCCATAGAACCGACTTCGCAGCAGTACATGCAGCAAGCCGTTTCGCATGGACTCGTCCATGCAATCGAGAGTTGGTCCGAACTGTCCATAACCTGGACGGGTAAGGATTCGGCTCTCGGGCGATTTTTCATCGGATTCGAGAAACAGGAGCCAAACAGACTTCTTGCTCTCGAGGGCAGCCTCAACGGCAGCCTCGCTACGCTCGATCTGAGCGAAGCATCCGACCGTGTCTTGAACAGGCATGTAGAATTCCTTTTTGCTCGGTTCCCTCGGTTATCTGAGGCGATCCAGGCTACGAGGAGTTTGAAGGCCTGTGTACCTGGTCATGGGACTGTGTCCCTAGCCAAGTTCGCATCTATGGGTTCTGCGCTCTGCTTTCCAGTGGAGGCGATGGTTTTCATTACCATCATCTTTGCTGCGATTGCTGACGAGCGACAGGTGCCACTGAACCGCGAGTTGATGTTCGACTTGCGGGGCAAGGTGCGCGTCTACGGAGACGATATCATTGTCCCCGTGGAACACGTGTCGGCAGTGATCCTTGCACTAGAGGCTTTTGGCCTCAAGGTAAACAAGGACAAGTCTTTCTGGAATGGCAAGTTCCGAGAGTCTTGCGGGGGTGACTTCTATGATGGTCGCTGGATTACTCCAGTGCGACTCAGAAAAGATCTCCCTCGTACGCTGCATGACGTTTCTGAAACCGTCGGTCTAGTTGCGCTTCGCAATAATCTCTACTGGAGAGGTTATTGGAAGACGGCTGGACGCATTGACGATTGGCTGCGCCTCCTTCTTAAGGGCGCGTATCCGATTGTAGATGAGACGGCAGCTTGCCTTGGTCGTGAATCTGTTTTGCCTTACCAGGCAGAGCGGTATGATCGCCACACCATGCAGCCACTCGTAAGAGCGGCTGTTGCAGTGTCCAAGCCTCCGCTTTCCAAAGCGGACGGTGAAGGGAGCTTGCTGAAGTTCTTGATCAAGAGAGGGAATCTTCCCTCCCAGGATCCTGAACACCTCGAACGTCAAGGACGTCCTAGTGCAGTCCGCATCATCACTAGGGGAACCTCGCCTTTTTAATGGGCGGGGATGGGAC